TCAGATAAAAATTGGCTTGAGTTGTTGCATCGCCAGAGTTTTTGATTGAAGTCGTGATTTGTTGAGCAAGGTCGCCATAGGTAGCAATTGAATCGGCGTCTGTTGCCGTTACGTTGCCGGCTGAATAGACCAGGTTGATGTCGTTGCGAATATCGCCAGCCTTTGTCTGAATCTTGATTCCACGTCCAAGAGCATCATTGGCCGAGAGTTCTGTGTATCCATTAGCTGCTAAATACTGAGATCTGTGAGTTGAGTCGGCATAGCAAATCTGGCCTTGAGCGTTTTCGTATATGTAGCCCAAGCCAGAAGTGGCAAGTGCGGCAACCAAGTCCCAAGTGACTGTCTTACTAGATCCACGATTGGCAAGAAGATAATCACCTGGCGTATCAATTTCGCCCAGCCCTGAATTTTCTGCCGTCGCCCACGTTGCCGTTGCCGGTGTGTATGTAGCCCAAGTAAGAGCGGCCGGAACCTCTGACCAGTTATTTACCAGTAAATCCTGCAAAATTGAATAGATCTGATTGCCATCGTAGTCCTGAGTCAGAACACCGTTTGTGAGTGCCTTTTGAAGCCGTGCTAAGGCTCCTAAAGCCGTTATTGTCACTTCTTGGGTAATTGCTACTGAACCGACCTGTGAGACGGCCACTGTCACATCAACGACTGAACCACCAAAAATTGCCACGTATGTCCCAGCAGTGTTCTTGACCTCAATTGTAACTGCATCATTGATCTTGGCGGGAATTGCTCCCTGGTCAAGATTGATGAGATTGACTGTGCAATAGCCGGCCTGAGCCTGTGTGTAAATATTTGTGCGCCCTGATGAAATTGAAAGATTGGCTAAGACTGTATTTGTAACGACGACGCCTTCAATTGTTATGCGCCAGACTGGACTCCAATTTGTCATTAGAGAGCGACCAGATTACCGCCGCCACCTGTGCCGCGATAGTAAGAATCATTAAGCGTGTTCACAATTGTTCGAGCCGTACCTTCGGCATCAATTGCGCCATTGACTGTGATGCTGATGCGTGCGGCGTTCTGTGAGTCTGTAAAGCCACCACCACCGGCAGCAGCTAAACGAGCCGCATTCTGTGAATCCGTAAATCCGCCAGCGATAGCTGCTCCAGATACGGCTGATTTTACTCCGGCTGATGATGTTGTTGTGGATCCTGTGCCAGTTGAAGTAGTAGTAGTTGGCACTGTAATCGTAGGCACTGTCACCGATGGCGTTGCAGTTTTTGGAATTGTCACGCTTGGAACGCTAATTGATGGAGCTGAAATCTGTGAAACGTTAGGCAAGAATGGAATTGAGTTATAGACACGAATCAGAGCATTGATTCCAGCAACAGCTCCAGAGATCAATGCGTTCAATCCATTGATGACTGCGCCGATGACGTTAATAATTCCGCCAGCGATTTCTCCAACAACTTTGAACGCTCCGCCCAAGACCGTGACTAAAACCGGTACGACGTATTTTTGAATAAATCCAATAAATTCTGTGAATGTTTCTTTGTTCTTATCGATTGCATCAGTAATTGGCTTAAAGAAATCAGCAAATTTGCCAAGAGCCGGAACAACGTCACTGACTACAAAATCAACTAATTTCTGAATGACTGGAAGTAATTTATATCCGATTGTTTCTTTTGCTTCATCAAAAGTGACTTTCAATCGATCCAAGCGGCCTTGATAGGTTTCGGCATTGGCCGCAGCTGCGCCACCGAATAGATCCGTCAATTTCTTTTGGACGTCAGTGAATGTCATTGTTTTAAGTTCGGCAGAAGATAATCCGATTCCTAGTTTTCCAAGCGCGGCAGTATTGCCGTCGTAAGCCTTGCCGATTGCATTGGCTACGGCTTCAAGTGGCTTGCCTGTTGATGTAGAGACGTCAAGTGCAACCGAAAGAAGATCCTGCGCCTTGCTCAAATCATTAGTCGAAAGCGCAATTCGCTGCAAGGCCGGACGAAGTTTGTCGTCGCTGACACCAGTTGCCAGAGACATTTTGAGAATCTGAGCCTCAGTTGCCTTAATTTGTGCCTCTGTTGCACCTGTCGCAGATTTAAGAGCGTTGGCTAGTTTGACCTGCGCTGCTTCATCTTCAATCGCCGCCTTGACGCCATCGACTCCAATTTTGATTGCATAAGCAGCAGCAGCAGCGCCAGCAGCCGCGAAAGCCAGTCCTGCCTTCTTGCTAAATTCGCCCATCTTTGAAGAAGAATCATCAACGTCTCCATTGGCCTGAGCCAGCGATTTTTTGAGTTGATCTACATCAGCAAGAATCGAGAGTTTGAGTGTGCGCGATTGTCCGGCCATTTACCACTCCTTCAAGATTCGGTCGAAAGCATTTTCCCACTTGTCAATGATCTCTGGCTGTATTGCGCGGAGTGTCGGATAAATAAACCAACCAGTTGAACCGCGTCCAGTCGTACCTGACCAGATTGGAAATTGCTTGAATTTATTTGATCCGAACTCCGTACCGCCCCAGAGATCCTTTGTTGTTGCACCGCCGGAGAATTTCTGACTTACGAAACCAAAAGACAATTCGCCAATCTTGGACGACTTAGATACACGGGAGCCACTGGCAATCCTGTCGGCTGCTTTACCTCTGGAGACGGCTTTCTGTTGAATCTTGCCTTGAGCAAATTCTGCCAGTGCCGATGATTCTCTTTTAGCTGCATCAGTCGCCTCAGAATCCATCGCCTTGAAAGCCGAAGTAATGGCGCGAAGATCTTGCTTGTTGTAAGCAATCTCAACGTTGTCGCTCATTCTGTTTCTCCAGTATCTCGAAAGCCGTGTAGATCTGCTCCGCCGTCGTCCATTCGCTCATCGGAATTCCCGTCGCTATTGCTAACTCGACGAGTATGCGATTTACGCTTCCGGCGGCGTAACTTTTGGGAGAACGTCACCGACTGTCACATCGGCCACTGTTTCACACCAGATTTCATAGCTTTTGATTGGCTTGCCACCGGCTTCACGTTTCATCGCATTCCACGCAAGGAAGAGAAGATCAGAGATTCCAATCTTCTCCTGCGCTTGCGAGATTGTGCTGCCTGTCTTTTGTTCCCATTTCGCCCACTCTGGCGGCTGCGCAGTGTATGTGCCGAATTCGCCGGACGTGTATTCGATGGTGATTGGTAGTCTCATTATGTGCTCCCGTTTCTCTTTCGATTAGCTGATTGTTAAGACTGGTGTTGTTGAGCAGAGCATCGCCCAGGTATCAGTTTGAGCATCTGGAGCTGCGCCGCCAGCAGTTGGAGCCACTGGAAAGACGTTGCCGGCAAATGATGCTCCGGTCGCTGATACGAGTGTGAATGCAAGTGCAGTATTTGGAGATGAAGTAAATGCAGTCCACATCGCTTCGAAGAGTGATGAGGTTGCGCCCCAATCTGCAAGAAGTGAAATGTTAAGAGTCCACTGATCATCAATGTGCTTGTATGCCTTGCCATCAAGTGTCTGATAAGTGGTGATCACTGGCGCATTGACCAGAGTGACCGCAGTTGTTTGCGCGTCATAATTCACTGAATTCAAGGTGAAGGTTATGTCGCGACCGGTGACGATAGTTGTTGCCATGATTGCTCCTTAGATAGTTTCTTGTGTGTAGTAAGTGCTGACCGCGAGATCCGCCACTAGTAGGTTGGTCGCGCCGACCTGCTGGATTGTCGGACGTTGAACGTCTCCGACTTCATATCCTGCTGGCATCGCTGCGATGATGCTGATAATAAGCTGCTCAAGATTGTCCAGTGCTCCGGCCGTGTTGTTATATGCAACGGCCGCAGTGACCACAAAATTGATTTTCACGCGCACCGCAGATTTGCCGATTGTTGTCGTTTCCAAGTAAGGCGAATCGGGAACGATTACGCAAGCCGGCGGAATCACTGCTTCTGGAGGCGATGAATAAACTGATGCGACTACACCCGATAGAGCAGTGGCAAGAGTGCCTCTGACGTTGGTTGCAATTGATGTTGGCGTAGGCATTAGATGGCCATCGTTGAAGTGTCAAGGTATGGTGAAAGTAATCCGACCACTCTGTTCATTAAAGATCGTCCCATTCTGTAAGGCGATGGAGTGAAATCGACGCCTTCAATTTGACCGCCTGGAGCGACCACTGATTGGAAGATCTCCACACTCACAATTGTCACGGCTTGTTCGACTGCCGGAGTTGATGCGTAAAGTGTGGCGGCATTGGCTCCGGATAAGTAGGCAACGCCAGCTGGTATGACTTCGCGAAAAGAAATGTTTGCGTTTGTCTTAGCAGCTGTAAAGACATAAATTGCGCCAGAGTAAAGATTGAACACTGGAATGAATGGAAACGTCTCCCAGTAATTTGATGTGACTGTGACTGTTCCGTTAAAAGTTGATGGAACGCAACCAGTGACCACGACTGTTTGACCTTCGACAAAAGTGTTAGGACGTTGCGTGACGTAATAAGCGACGTTGTTTTGAAGATAAACGCCGGCGATTGCAGCTTGATTGGCAGTCAGCATCGGCAAAATTACCTGTTCAGCAGAATCAATGATTCCGTCAAGGTAAGCATCTGAATACAGGGACGACGAAACGCCCAAGACTGTTCGCAGTTGCGATGCAGTAATGATAGATGGCATTTCATCGTCCCTTCGTATTCGGCTGGGCTAGATACGGGAGCGCACCTAGCCCATGATTAGTTTGATCAGGTTAGGTTGAAACGACGGAGACCGCCGGCGAATGTCACACCTGCTGCGACATATCCGTAGAGCATCAATTCAATTTCGCCAGATGTTGGGACATTGGCTGAAAGTGTTAGCGCTGGAGATTCAAAAATCTCAATTGAACGTGGCTCGATGATGAATGCTGAATCGTCGATTGTTGTTGAAACCATGTTGGCGTCCACAAATAAATCCAAGCCCAAAACGTTTCCACGAAGTGATGTTGGATTTGCAGTACCACCGGCATTTTGAGTCAATGGCTGAGCGTTGTAAATTGGACGACCAGTTGAATCAGTTGCACCCATCAAGAGTGACCATTGTGATGTTCCAGCAACGTATGCAGTTGCAGTGCGCTTTGTTGCATTGTATGCAGCAGCCGCTTCTGTTGATACGAATGAGATGATTCCGGCTGATGATGCAGCTGTTGTTGCAGCTTGTGTTCCACCGGCAACAATTTGGGCAATTACGTACTCATCGACCGCTTGAGCGTAGCCATCACGGAGATTCTGGAGCATGATTTCATAGAATGATGGATCTGAGCGATCTAGCAATTCTACTGAATAGCGTTGGAATCCAGCCTTCTTGATTACTGTCGCATTGACGTAAGCAGAAGTGATTTGAGTTGTTCCAGTTGGATCTCCGCCTTCTGCCACTGTTGCCACTGTTGAATTGGCAGTGATTTTAGGAATTGAGACTGTCATTCCGTATGAGTTAAGTGGACGTGTACCACCGCAAGCGTCCACTGTTGGACGAACCATTGTTGTATTAGTTGCAACGTCGCGAATATATGAAACTGGTGAGAATGCTGGATTTGTTGTGAATGAATCATCGGCAGCCATTACGTACTGACGAGAATCTTCGTTGCCTAGCTTCGCCTTAATTGTGTGCTCAAGGTATGCCCCTGGAGTTGCAATTGGTGAACGTGGCTTTGTGAAGTACAACGGACGAGTTGCATCTGTTGCTGTTACGACTTTGGAAGCTTCAACCGCTTCGGCTGCTGCTTCGGGAACGGCTGGAGTTGATTCCACTTCGTTTTCTCCTTCGATTGTTGGTGTATTTGTTTCTGATTCTTCGGCTTGTGGCTCTGATTCAGAATCTTCTGTTTCACTAGCTGCGACGGCTACCTTCGCGCTGGCAATTGCTGGATCTGTTACCAGCGAGACTTCTTTTAATGAACTTGCACTAATAACAAGAACGCCATCGACATTCTTATACTTCTCAGCTAGAACGCCTACTGAAAATCCATCGCGCAGTCCAGATGATGCTTCGACTAAAGAATCGTTGCCGGCAGTTGTGTTGCCAATTGAAAATGTCGCATCAATTCCAGAATCGGTGACTTTGTAAGATTTTAAGAATCCAATTGGAGCTTCACGGCGATGCTCAAGTAGCAATTTAGTTGAATCGCCAAAAGTAATTGATCCAGGCTTAAATGATGTCGCTCCGGCCGATGTAGATCCAGTTTCATTCCAGGTGACTATGCGACCAGAGATTTCACGCTTTGGAAAGTCTGTGGCCGTAACCTTGATTGAGAAATCAAGATTCATCGGAGTTGGCTTTGTTTCTTTCATGAGATCATGTCCTCTTCTCGTCGGATTTCTTCTGTTGTGATTGCACCTATATCAAATAACAATTTGTACACTTCTGCGCGCTCTTTGGCTGATCCACGTAAATAATCATCAAGGTCAAATTTAACTTCTTGCGATGCTGGAACGAAATCATTTGGCATTCCAGTCATTGACAAACGCTCTTCGATGCTGGTCATTACATTTCTCAACGAGAAATCGACAAGAGATTGACGTGAAAGAGCTGCATTGGAATAAGTCATACTGGAGCCAGTTTCAGCATCGACGTAGTACGCCGGAATGCCACACGCACGCGCTAATTCAGTTGCAACGTAGGATCTAGCTTGATTGAGCTGCAATTTTTCTGGGTCAAATCCTAGAGCTTGTAATTCGACGTCAGCATTTAAGAATGCAGTTGAACGATTGCGTCGAGCACTGCCCCAAGATTCAAGAAGCTTCGCGATGCGATCTGCTGGAAGTGCAGTGCCATTAGATTTCAAAACCATCGTTGGAACTGGCTCACGTGCATACATAACTGCAGCGCGTTCCAATTCTGCACCGGCTTTGATTGTGCGACCAGCGCGATTCAAAATTCCTTCATCGTTTCCGTAAAAGACTGCAAGAGCACCGACGCCAGAATCTGGAACTGGAATGTTGTCCACTGTGTAATACTCAATTTCTGTTCCACGTGCGTTTGTAATAATTCCGACGCGAGTTGGCGAGATTGTGTTGCCTGTCTTTTGTTCCCATTTAGCCCACTCTGGCGGTTGTGCGGTGTAGGTACCGGATTCGCCATTTGTGTATTCGATCGTTATTGGTAGTCTCATTTTTTGC